TGGATTTAGTGGAGACTGGATAGTGTCTGCTATGCCTGAAGGCCCAAGGGCTTTCGTAGAAAAGGATGATGACAAGGTAACCGTAAGAGGAGACTTTGATTTAGACAAAGATACCAAGGAGAACTTTACCAAGATTTCAAAGAAGAACTTTGTTGTAGATGTGGTGTTCGCAAATAAAGAATACAATGTAATCGATATTGTAGAATACGATGATGGTGATGTAAATGACATGCCTCTTCAAGAGCGTATTAAGATTCTAAGAGGTACTATGGAGAGTACAGAGAATGTATTGGTTCCAGCGGCTCACAATTTGAGATTAACAGATGATGTCGGTTTAGAAATCATAGTCAAGGACTTACTGAAGGAACACGATCGTTTGATGCTAAGGGATGCTAATTCCACTTACATGAAAGGAGAAAGTCGTCACCCTAAGTGGGTATTGTACGATGAAGGGCGAGATGTCAACTTGATGGTTCTTGACAAAAAGGGTACATCATCCTACACATACCGATTGGGTACTGGTCCTATAACACACGAAGATTCATTAGGTGACCGTGCTGTAAAGTACGAAGGTGATACTTACATGGATGTAGGTACATCATTCCAAACTAAAGACAAATACGAAGTCGGAGATATAGTTACAGTCAATGTTGACAGTGTTTCGGTTACAGAGAATGTAGACGGTGCTGACATCTATACAGTAAACAGTAATGAAATCAAAGGTGAAGCAGAGGGTGAAGGAGTATCTAGTGTAGAGACCCTATCCTTGTTTACCAAGTCTGAACCTATGATGTGGCCGCACGAAATCGATAGAGATGGAGATAGAATAGTTATCAAGATGGCAGCAGGTGATGTTAGTTACCGTGCATCTGCTATAGATGATGAGTGGTATATGTTCAATCCTAAAGCAGAAAACGGTTGGCTGATTCGTTTAGCAGAAAGTCAAAGACCATTTTGGTCTCCGGTTGCTGGAGTTATGCTGAAGGCAGATTTGTCAGTAATTGATGATGAGACTAAAGCCGAAGTGCACGAATCTAAGGGTGATGGAAAACCATTGATACCTCCTAAGAAAGTAACAGGTACTAATTTTTGGGATGACTATGCTACTGACAAAGCAAAGATTAGAAGACTATTAGCAAAGAGCCTCAATCTTGTTTCGACTATGTTGAAATCAGGAGTAGGTGCTGTAGGAGATTCTTCTACAGGTACTATGGGTATGGGTATAGATTATGCTACTCCTATAGAATCACCAAGTGGTCCTACTAGTCTTGTTGGTTCAAAGACGCTACCCGATCATGATGTTAGGGATATTGAGCGTGACAACAAAGAAAGGGCTGAAGATAAAAAGTTCAATCATAAAGAGACACCTGAAGGCGAGTTGTCTATAGAAGGAGGCAAAGCGGCCTTCGTACCTTATTAAATAGTATAAGCGTTGTAAAGGGAGTCATGGCAAATGCTGCGGCACTCAGGGCTTCTACCCCTGCTCACCCTGCTAGCATTTCCATTCTTAAGTCATCCAGCGACCTAATAATCGCTGGCTACGCATCTGTTGAGATGGTAGACAAACAAGGTGACTTAATCACTCGTGGTGCACTGAAAGATGCCTTTGGTAACTTTATGAAAGCACAGTCATTCCGCAATGTGCAACTAGCGCATTCAAACATTCAGGTTGGTGAAGTAATCAAGTCTTACACCGACTCTGATGGCAGACTATGGAAGTCCGGTGTCGATGACGCTGGCATGTTCGTTGTCATCCAACTAAGAGATGACATCGAGAAGGCTCGTGAAGTAGCCAATGAGATTCGCAAAGGTAACCTAACAGGGTTTAGCATCGGTGGACAGGCGTTTAAGCGCATTAACAAAGCAGATGCAAAGCATGGAGACTATACAGAAATCTCCAAGTTAGAACTACATGAAGTTACTATTTGTGAAAAAGGGATTAATCCCGAAGCATCCTTTAGAATACTGAAGGAGGACACAACTATGACAAACGAAATAGATGCATTAGGTGAATTATCTTCAGTGATTGACCGCCTATCTAAGCAGTTGGACGACATGGATAAAGAGGAAAATCTTGAAAAGAAACCTCCCTTTATGGATGACGAAGAAGGCGAAGAAGGCGAAGAAGACGAAGAAAAAGAACTTGAAGAGTTAATTGAAGGTGACAGACCTAAGAAAAAAACAATGGGCGACGACCAACTAGATTTAGCCGAGGACGACGATATGGCAGATAAAAAAGACAAAAAAGATAAAAATGATGATGATGAAAAGAAGATGTACAAGGATGACACAAAGAAGTCAGAGTACAGCGATGTCATTACTAGCGAATACCTAGACTGGATGGAAAACACCCTAAAGTCTGCAGGTGTTGACACTGGTGCTGCTCGCTCTCACTTTGATGGTGTTTCCAAGGCTAACCTTGGTAGCACCCCTGAGCAATTCCCTGAAACACAGATGAACGGACAAGTAGCAGGTAGAGCAACCGAAGGTGGCTCACCGGGTACAAATGCTTTAGGAGCATCAGGATTAGGTAGCGGCTCTGTCGCAAAATCTTACCTGAACCCTGAAAATGTTACTGCAACTGAAATTGAAGAAGCATATGCAGTCTTCAAAGCAGCAGCAACAGAGCAGCAGTTCAAGAACAACCTGAATGATGTTTTTAGTGAGCGCCTTACTAAGGAACTTACTTCAGAAGCACAGACTCGTGCAGCAGCAGAGTTTGATGCTCGTGGCCCACTCTCACAAATCGAGAAGGCAATTTCACAACTAAGTGACAGAATCGATAACATCGGTTCTTCCACAACTGCGGAAATCCGCAAATCAACAAACCACTCCACCGTAGAAATACCATCTACAGAGGAACTAGCAAACATGTCGTGGGACGAAGTACACAGTCTCGCAGGGACGGTTTGGAACTGAATGGAGGAATGAATAATGGCACGAAATTATACACGAACAGTACAGGACATGGAGCGCTACTACTATGGCGCAGGGACTAACATGGGATTCGGTTACTCCGGTAGCGAACTTCTCAAAGCAGATGCACCAATGTTGAGCACAACCGCTGGAACATACCAAGCGATCTACGGACGCAAAGTATGGTCTCAGTTGAACCAAGAATTTAACGCATTCTCAATTCTTCCTAAGAAGCCTTGGGACCGCAGTGGATGGAGAGTCGTCACTGCAAAGCCTTCGACAGCAGTCGGTGGCGGAATTGCAGAGAACGGCACACTGCCTGACACTACCAAGCCTACATTCCAAAATGTTGCAGCAAAGCCTAAGACAATCGCACACTCGTTCGATATGTCTGAGGTTGCAATCTTCTTGAATGACAAGGATGACGGACTTGGCGACATACGCTCTGTCCTAAAGGAAGAGATGGGTAAGCACCACGCTGAGCACATCAACCAAATGCTAACACAGGATGTAGACACACCTGCAGGTAACGACATCGAGTCTCTTGATAGAGTAACTGCAGCAAGCACAATGGACAGTTCAGGTACTGCATATGCAGCAACCGTAGCCAATGGTGCTTCTACTACACACACGGCGCATGTAAGCGCTGCTGCTGACTTGGACATTTACAGCATTAGTCGTGCTGCTAACACATGGTCTGACGCTGAAATTTCAGTTGCTTCAGATGCAAGTTTAACCGAGAGAGTTCTATCACTTGACCACCTTGACGAAATGTTCCAAAAGATTTGGATTCGTGGTGGTAACCCGAAAGTTATGCTAACAGGATATGACACTCTAATGCGTATTCAGCAACTTCTACAGTCTCAGCAGAGATTCATGGAAGAGAAGAGAGTTGTACCAACTTACAACGGTGTCAAAGGTGTACCGGGTGTTGAGGCTGGATTTATAGTCGCAACTTACAACGGTGTCCCAATCATCCCATCTAAGGATGTAGCGGCAGACGGTATCAGCAGAATTTACATGCTTGATACTGATTATCTATACTACAGTACTGCGAAACCTACTCAATACTTTGAGTCCGGTATCGAGACTGGCGATCCATTCGCAATTAACAGACTAGGACAGGAAGGACTTTACCGCACAATGGGTGAAGTTTGGACTACTTTCTTTGGAGGTCAAGGTTCAATCCGAGACTTGTCTTGAGGTTAACTGTGATGAAAATAAGGAGATGAAATGATATGACAGCAACAAGTATAACAAGCGGAAATGTAAAAATAGCATTTGACGATGGAGAATTTTCAAGCGTCAGTATTCTAGCAGACTTAAGCCTACATGGCGGGTCACAACCGGATGAAACACGCTGGTTGGATGGAGCAGGTGGCACAAGTGGGCAATACCCCGGAAACCTTGAACCGTTCTTACCAACAAATACAGATACAACTAACACGGCAGGTGGGAGTCTACGAATGATAACTGTTCAATACGACAAAGACCATGCAAGTGCAGATACAATGACTTTTAGCGGAGAAAATGGCGTATCACTTAGTGGTATCGTAGCAATAGTTGGACAAGTTAATGGTGCAGCAAATGACCATGATATTGCAACTTTCAGTGGACTAGTATTGACATTGACAGCAGAGGCAACATCAAACGGTAATTCAATTACCCTACTAGTACAGTGAAGGTGAGTAAACTTGCCTACAGTAACCTTTCTAGGTCCATTGATGTACCGTCGCAGATTAGACGGTTCGGGACAATGGATAAGAAGTGAACCTGTCGAGGTTAGCCAAAGTTGGCTAAATCAAGAAAGGCGTAGACTAAAACCACAATTCTTCCGAATAGAGGGAGATGCAGGTGTAACAGTCGATGCCGGTAATGACGGGATCCCTGACAGTGGCTGGACTAAGAAGGACATAGGCGCATGGCTTAAAGGAAAAGGCGAGACTGTGAGTGGATATACTACCAAGAGCAAATTGCTCGACATGGTAAAAACCACTCTCAGTCCGCCTGCTCCTGAGCCTGTTGTCGAAGAAGTCTTAGTCGAAGAGACTATAATCGAAGACCCAGTGGATGAATCATCAGGAGATGAATAATCATGGCTATAACAACTGACCCAAGACCACATGTAATTGGTGACTTGGTAGTAATGACAGGAACATTTGCAAACGGCGATACTATTGCAGTAGATCTTTCTTCACATCTTTCAAAGATTATATTCTTTGCATGTAATGAGGCAGATGCTACAGCAAGAGCAATGGTAACTTCCATTAACGGCACAACGGCACATGCTACAGAAGCAGGCAGCGGCGGCGGTACTTGGATGGCAATAGGAACACGCTGAGGTGATTAACCTTGGCGGTGACTTTTGATAAAAGACCAATTTACCTCGGTGACAGGATTATTCTGACAGCAGAGTATACTGCTTCAGAAACTGGCCTTGGGAGCGCAGTTCCAATCAATGTGCCCGGTATGTTGATAGATGCGATAATTGTAATGAATACTGAAGCACCTACCAATGTTAACATGCTAACGGCAGGTAACATAAATACGCCTACTCAGGCTATTATTGGTAGTGACAGAAGGTTCTTCTCTGTACACGGTGGAGGCACAGGCTTCGGCACAAACAATGGTGCTGGCAAGGTGATGATTTATGGGAGGAGAGCATAATGGCAGTAGTTTTTGAAACACGACCAGTTAACCTCGGAGACCAAGTTATGATTAGAGGCACATACGCTGCTTCTGACACTACTATAGACCTAAGCCCTTACATGAGAATAGTTGATAGCGTACAGTTAATGTTACCAACTGGAACTGCT